AATAAGACTGATTTTATTGGTAGTGCTAAGTTTGGATTATTATACAAAGACAAAAAAGATAAAGTTTTTGGAATTGATTTAGGTGTGATAAATGCAAACAATAATGTTACTCCATATATCGGTGGTTCATTGTATTGGAAATTATCATTTAAGAAAAAATAATGGCTAAACAATCCTTAAAGGATATAATTAAGATTGAATATCAGAAGTGTGCACAAGACCCAATACACTTTATGAAAAAGTATTGCTATATTCAACATCCAGTCAGAGGTAAGATACCTTTTCATTTATTTAATTTTCAAGAAAGAACTTTAACTGAGTTTGATAAAGAAAGGTATAACATTGTACTGAAATCAAGACAAACTGGTATATCTACTTTAGTTGCCGGTTTTTCACTTTGGAAAATGTTGTTTAATTCTGATTTTAATATTTTGATTATTGCAACAAAACAAGAAGTAGCAAAAAACTTAGTAACCAAGGTAAGATATATGAATGATAACCTTCCTACTTGGTTAAAACAAACCGCAATGGAAGATAATAAACTATCTCTGAGATATTCGAATGGTTCACAAATCAAAGCTACATCAGCTGCTGGTGATGCTGGTCGTTCAGAAGCACTATCCTTATTAGTATTTGATGAGGCAGCATTTATCGACAAGATTGAAGATATATGGATATCATCACAATCAACACTATCAACTGGTGGTAGTGCAATTATTCTTTCTACTCCAAATGGTGTTGGTAATTTTTTCCACAAGACATGGGTAGGAGCTGAGGAAGAAAGTAATGGTTTCAATACTATCAGACTACATTGGTCAGTTCATCCTGAAAGAGACCAAACTTGGAGAGATGAACAAGAAAAACTATTAGGACCAAAAGGAGCAGCACAAGAATGTGATTGTGACTTTGTTTCATCAGGTGATACAGTTATTGACCCACAATTACTAATGTTCTTTAAAGAAAGTTATGTCCAAGAACCATTAGAGAAAACAGGCTTTGATGGAAACCTATGGAAATGGGAATATCCTGATTATAATAAAAGTTACATGGTTGTAGCGGATGTTGCGAGAGGAGACTCTTCTGATTTTTCAGCGTGTCATGTATTTGATGTTGAAGGTGCATCACAAGTAGCTGAATATAAAGGTAAATTAGATACAAAAGACTTTGGAAACTTTTTAGTTGCTTTAGCTACTGAATATAATAATGCATTATTAGTAGTTGAGAACGCAAACATAGGTTGGGCAGTAATCCAACAAATAATTGATAGAGATTATAAGAATTTATTCTATATGAGTAAGGATTTGAAATATGTAGATGTTGAACATCAAATGACTAACAAGTATAGAAGAGAAGAAAGAGGAATGATAGCTGGTTTTAGTACTACTTCAAAAACAAGACCTTTGATTATATCTAAGTTAGATGATTACTTTAGAGAAAAGTCGTGTATGGTTAGGTCATCACGATTAATTGAAGAACTATTTACATTTATTTGGACAGGTAATAGAGCTGAAGCTATGAAAGGTTATAATGATGATTTAACCATGTCATTTGCAATAGGACTTTGGGTAAGAGATACTGCTTTGAGACTTAGACAAGAAGGTATTGATTTGACCAAAAGAGCATTAGGTGGTATTGGTTCACAAACACACTCTGGTATTTATGGTGGGAACGACTTAGGTCCACACCGTAACCCTTGGACACAAAGAGTTGGTGATACCGATGAGGATTTGACTTGGTTAATTAGGTAATAATGAAAAATTATATATTTATAGTGTAAGGAGTTAAATTATGGACAATATTACTAAAGCATTATATTCAAATCACATTAACATCATCAGAAATGAATCTGAAGAGATAGAAGAGTACGATGTTGTAAACGAACAAGACATTACAGAACTTATAGAATTTTTAAAACATTACAAACCTGATGTAAACGAAGCTGAATACCAAGGTAGAAAAGTTAAATTAGGTAAACCAACAAGAGGTGATGTAAAAAAATTCAAAGTTTATGTTAAAAATCCAAAAGGAAATGTTGTAAAAGTAAATTTTGGTCACAAAGGCAAGGGTGGTGAAAAGACTATGAGAATTAAAAAGTCAGACCCTGCAAGAAGAAAATCATTCAGAGCAAGACACAACTGTGATAATCCTGGTCCAAGACATAAGGCGAGGTATTGGAGTTGTAGAGCTTGGTAATAAAGGTTATATAATTAAATTAAAATAAAATGGCAGATACTTCATTTTTCGGTAGATTAAGAAAACTCTTTTCCGCACAAGCAATCGTTAGAGTCGATTCAAAGGGTAGGAGAAAGGTTGCTGATGTCGATGAAAGACAAAAGACAAACTTATCTTTTCTAAGAGACCGATATACAAAATTACAAAAAGGATATTATGAACAAGCTGGTGCAGCACAATCAATGGCGTACCAACAAGTCCGAAGAGAAATATTTAGAGACTATGATGCTATGGATAATGACCCAATTATCGCATCAGCATTAGATATTTACTCAGATGAGTCTACACTTAAAAACGAATATGGTGATATCTTAACTGTTCGTTCACCAAATGAAAATGTTCAAGCAATATTGAACAACTTATTTTACGATGTACTTAACATTGAATTCAATCTTTGGCCTTGGGTAAGAAATATGTGTAAATATGGAGACTTTTTCTTAGCGTTAGAAATGGCTGAGGGTAAGGGTATTGTAAATGTATCACCAATATCAGTATACAATACAGAAAGACTTGAAAATACAGACCCAGAAAATCCAAATTATGTTAAATATCATGTTGAAGATGACAAAATTGGCAAGATTGATTATGAAAACTATGAAATAGCACACTTTAGATTATTAGCAGATACTAACTTCTTACCATATGGTAAAGCTATGATTGAAAATGGTAGAAGATTGTGGAAACAATTATCTCTTATGGAAGATGCGATGTTAATTCATAGAATTATGAGAGCACCTGAAAAGAGAGTGTTTAAAATTGATATAGGTAACATCCCACCAAACGAAGTGGATAACTATATGCAAAGAATCATTAACAAAATGAAGAAGATTCCTTTTGTTGACCAAAATACAGGTGATTACAACCTAAAATACAATATACAAAACCTTACAGAAGATTTTTACTTACCAGTTAGAGGTGGTGATAGTGGTACTAACATTGAAAACCTATCAGGTTTGGAGTTTAGTAATACTGATGATATTGACTATCTTAAAGCCAAACTATTTGCGGCTCTTAAAATACCAAAAGCTTATTTAGGTTATGAAGAACAAATTAGTGGTAAAGCAACTTTAGCTGCAGAAGATGTAAGATTTGCAAGAACCATTGAGAGAATACAAAGAATTGTTGTATCTGAATTAACTAAGATTGCAATAGTTCATTTATACTCACAAGGTATTACTGATTCAGAACTAACTAACTTTGAATTACAATTAGTAAATCCTTCAACAATTTACGAACAAGAAAAAGTAAATCTTTGGAGTGAAAAAGTTAGATTAGCACAAGATATTCAAGGATTGAATATGTTATCTAAAGATTGGGTATATGACAATATCTTTAAATTAAGTAGAGGAGAATCAAGTAAAGAAAGAGAAACTATGATTGAAGATTTAAAAGATAGATTTAGATTCCGTTCTATTGAAGATGAAGGTTCAGACCCTGCTAAAGAAGATGAAGCTGAAGATATCGAAGAATCTTTAGAAAAAATCAAAAAAGAAATAAAAGATAAAGGTGGTAGACCGAGAGAAGGTAATACTTATAAGAAAGACAAACATCCTTATGGTAGAGACCCTCTTGGTGATGAAGAAAGGAAAGACGCTTTAAAGAAGGAAACTAAGTTATCACCCGAAAAAATTAAGAGTATAGTTAATGGTGTTTCATCAAAACGAAAGTTTCTTCAAGAGACAGATATGTTGGATGAAAGTAACATTATAGAGGAATAAATTCTCTTTAATAAATATTTTTATATTTATAATAGAGATTTAGTATTCTATCAAATTAGGAAGTAAGATGAAAAAAATTAAACATAGTAAGTTTAAAAATACTGGTATATTGTTTGAATTATTAGTCAGACAAATTACATTCGAAGTTTTAAACGGTGACAATAACGAAAAAGCACAAAAAATTCTCAAAGAATTTTATAGTAATAG